GGAAGTGGACACCGCGCACTTCGGCTGCACGGTCATCAGCACCGCAGCGTTGAAGCGGGCCAAGCTGCCGTGGTTTGCCAGCAAGCCCGGCCCCGACAACAGATGGAACGAAGGACGCACCGACGAAGACATCTACTTCTGGCGTAACTGGCGTGACTCGGGCAACAAAATCTATGTGTCGCCAAGGATCTGCATTGGCCACGGCGAATACATGATTACTTGGCCGGGCAAGGATTTGCAGCAGCCGGTGTACCAATATACGACCACGTTCAATGAGACCGGAAAGCGTCCTGATACCGCATGGAGTTTGCCTACATGAGCCTAGTGAAAGTCAGACTACTGAGGCCGTTTAGGGTCTACAAGCGTGGCGATGTGATCGACCTGCCGGGCGGCATGGCCGACGCATGGATACGCACCAACCTTGCTGTGCTTGAGCCACAGCAGGAATTGATTGAGACAGCAGCACTGGAGCCAGAGCAGCACACACGCACCGCAGACGCGGCACCACGGCGACGGAGAGGCAAATGAAATACAACAGCGTCACCAGAGTCGCCGGCCCAGCGGTCGAGCCACTCACCGTCGCAGAGGCCAAGCTGCACCTGCGAGTGGACATTAGCGACGACGATGCCTACATAGGCACGCTGATCACCGCTGCAAGGGAGTGGGTCGAAAACTACCTTGATCGCACGCTGATCACCACGCAGTTAATCCTGCGGGCCGCAGAGTTTCCCACCGAGGAGCTAGAGCTAGCACGCCCGCCAATGGTTGCCAGCGGCACGGCCACAGCGGTGGTCATTACCTACACGCTGGCTGACACCACGACCGCCACGCTCTCCACGGCACTGTACCGGGTTGACCGCACCAGCACGCCAGGCAACGTCGCACCGATAATCAACGGCACATGGCCCAGCGACGTTATCGAAGACGCCAATGCCGTGGCCGTCACCTACTACGCGGGCTACGGCCCAACCAGCGCATCGGTGCCCGCCACGATCCGGCACGCCTGCCTAATGCTGATTGGCCACTGGTATGACCGGCGCAGTGCTGTGCTGATCGGCACCATCAGCAAGCCTATAGAGTTTGCCGTTGAGAGTCTTTTAGCCAGCAATAACTGGGGGCAATACCGATGACCGTATCTGGCAGACTCTCTGTGGACGCACTCGTGCACGACACGACGGGCACCACATCGCTCAAGGCACTCTCACTGGAATCCAGCGAGAGCGTCACCACTGGCAAGGTGGCAATCGTTACCGGCACCTGCGGCACATCGGCAGTGTCCATTGCCGTTGCCCCATCTACCTACTTTGATTCCGCTGGCTCCGCTGTGACGTTTGCCACCGTCACCCGCGTGGTGCTGCAAGGCTCCGCTGCCCTCAAGTTCACAAGCTCCAGCGTCACGGCATATTCAGGCACCACGCAGTGCGCAGCGTTTGCCTTGAATGCCCACACCACGGCCGCTGTGAACGTCGCAGCGGCCAGCGGCACCGCCACCTACACAATTCTCTTGGTGGGCACATGATCGACGCTGGCAAGCTGACAGAGATCGTGGTGGTGCAATCCGCAGTGGAGACGCGAAACCACCTTGGTGAAACCACGCTGTCTTGGAACACCTACGCCACACGCTGGGCCAGCGTCGAGGGCGTCACCGTCAGTGAATCGCTCGACGGGCAGCAATCCACCAGCGTCACGCACAACGTGCAGATGCGCTACCTAGACGGACTGACGACCCAGATGCGTCTGTACTGGCGTGGCCGCACGCTTGAGATTATTAGCCTGCTAGAGCACGGCAGACGCAGCGAGCACCAGTTGATCTGTCAGGAGGCTGTCTGATGGGCAGCTGGGTCATGGCACACATCGTCGGCCTTGGGAACATGAAGGCCCAGTTTGACAAGGTGGCAGACCCAAAGGTGGCTGCGCTCCACATGGGTGCAGCGTTACGGATAGCGGCAAAGCCAGCACTGACGGCACTCAAGAAAATAACGCCAAAAGGCCCAACGGGCAACCTGCGCAGAAGCAGCATGATCACGGTGCGACGCTACTGGAATCAGGGCAACGCTGCGGCATTCATCGAGCACAAGAGCAGCAAGCGTCTAGGCAAAAAGGGCAGCCACTCAAGCATTCTTGAACACGGCACCAAAGAACGATTCACTAAGGGGAAAATTGCATCTTCATATAACGACAAGAACCTTGGCCCGTTTGACATCATTCAAAAACGGGTGACGAAACGCGGCAAATTCAAAGGCAAGTTTCGATTTACAACTCGGCCAAAATACCCCAAAGCGTTTTTTAAGATTGCCTCAAAAGGCAAAGATCAGGTGTCTTTGGGAACGGTGCCGGCCCGGCACTTGGTCAGCCGTGCCTACTACAACGCCTTGTCGCAATTGCAAACTGAGATGGTTAAGGAACTGACCAAGGCTCTTGCAAAGGCCATCGCCCAAGCTGGACTAAAAGAAGTCACTTAGGAAACTCCAATGCTCAAAAGCCCCGAGCAAGTCATCATGCGGCAGCTGGCTGTCTCCCCCGCCACGGCCATCGAGCTTTGCCACCGCGTCTACCCGGTGCTGGCTCCGGCCTCTGCGTCCCTGCCATTTGCCACCGTCACCCGCAGCGGCATTGAGCGCATGCAAACCCTTTCTAGCCCAATGGGCGTGCCGACGCTGACTGTCAGCATTGCCGTGTTTGCAAGCACCTACGAGCAAGCCAGGCGTGTGGCTGACGCCGTGCGTGGCGTTCTGGATGGCTGGCACGGCGAGGCTTATTCTGTAGAGGTGCTTCAGGTGTCGCTTGAAACCGAAAGCGATGATTTTGTCACGCTCGAAGGCGGCGACTTACCACCCGTTTACCAGATCACTTTGACGCTCGACATACTCTGGCAGGAGATTTAAGCGATGGCCACAACCCCACATGCAGGTGCAGGCACGACCTTTAGTTTTGCTGGCGCTAGTTTCACAGTAACAAACATCACCTACAGCACCAGCGATGTGAGCGGCACGACCGAAGAACTGGATATATCGCACCTTGGCCAGACCACCGGCGCAACTGTGCTGACCATGAAAAAGCCATTGGTTGGCTCTGCCGCAGGCGACACGGGCAAGGAAGTCACGATGGACTACCACGGCTCAGTGCCCGTTACCGGCGGCAGCACCGGCACGCTGACGATCACGGGTGGCATCGCGTACTCAGGCTCTGCCACTTGCTCATCGTCCAGCGTCACTGCCACGGTCAACGAAGTCATGAAGGGCACCGCAACGTTTAAGGTCATGTGAGGTCATTACATGGCCACACCATCCACAGGCATCGTGGTGACCTTTAACGGCGTTGCTGCGCTCGAAGTTACAGAGCTTCAGTGGACGTTTGGCGGCTCCATGCCGCAAGGCCGCGGCAACACTTGGGTGTCTAACTTTGGCACAGCCACTATTGGCACTATTGGCAGCAACGTCAGCAGCGCGCTGCGAGGCGCCAGAGCCCCACTGGTGGTGACGGGTGGAGGTTGCACGCTCAGTACAATGGCTGTGTGTACCGGCGTTTCCATTGCAGCAGAACTTAACGGCATCACTCGGTACACGGTGTCGTTTGAGTTTGTAGAGTCACAGGAGTACCCATTCTGATGGATCTGATTGCATCACAAATTATCGAGGCCAGCGACTTGGCCGCACTCAAGGTGACGGTTAATGAGTGGGGCGGCGATGTCTACATCCGACTTATGACTGTAGGCGAGCGCGATGCACACGAGCTGGAGTGGTTGAACAACAAGGAAAAAGGCGTGGACAATTTCCGCAGCAAATTCTTGGCAAGGTGCTTGAGCGATGCCAAGGGCGTGCGTCTGTTTTCTGATGCCGAGGTGCCGCTATTGTCAAAGAAATCTTGCGTGGTGATGCACCGACTGTGGACGCAGGCCATGGCTCACAACGCCCTGAGTGAAGAAGACGTGCAGGCGATAGCGGGGGAATGAATGCCCGCCCGACGCTGCAGTTCAAAATGCGTTTGGCGGGCCACCTGAAAAAGACGTTGGCTGAAATTGATCAGATGAGTAGCAGGGAGTTTTCGCAATGGATTGCGTGGTCAAGATACTTCCAACCGCTGGACGATCCGTGGAGTCAGACCGGACTGCTGGCCACGGCGGCACTGGCTCCGCACTGCGGACGCTCTCGCGTGCCATCACCAGCGGACTTTGTGCCGATAGAGCGTGGGCCGATGCACCGCACGCAGATCAATGACGTGCTCAAGCAGATGCAGCAGGACTTAAATGGCAAGAAGTAAAGCAGTAGCTGTAGCAATCACAGCAACCTCTTCGGGGTTGCGCAGTGAGGTTGCGCGGGTCAATAAATTGCTAGACATGATGGGGGCATCGGCTAAGAAAGCCGCCAAGGACTTAGGGATTCTGAAGACCATTGAGATCGGCAAGATAGGCTTTGCTGGGATCAGTGCTGGGGCTGACATTATCACTGGCCTTGGCACCAGCGCACTCCAGATGGCCTCGCGTGTGTCCACCTCAGTGGATTCACTCAACGATTTGGCCATCCGCACAGGCATCGCACTCAAGCCCCTGCAAGGATTTAAGCTGGCTGCGAAACTAGCTGGCGTGGATGCCGAAGGCTTCGCCATTGCCGTCACAAGGATGGCAGTCAACATCGGCAAGGCTGAGCCAGGGGATGCGTTTTCCAAGTCTCTTGCCGCCATTGGCGTCAGCGTCACTGACTTGCAGGGCATGAATCCAGAGGCGCAATTTGCAGCCATCTCAAAGGCCATTCAAAACATACCGACAGCGGCAGGCCAAGCTGCGGCAAGCGTAGAAATCTTTGGCCGGGCTGGAGCAACGCTTAGCCCACTGTTCCAGAAGGGTGCCGCAAGCCTTGATGAGCTAACAGCCAGGGCCGAGCGTCTTGGCATCATCTTGCAGGGTGATCAGGTTGCAAACATCGCCGCCATGAACGACGGCTTTGACCTTGTCAGTGCGACGGTTGATGGCATCATCGGCCAAATACTGGGCGACCTTTCGCCAGTCGTCACCAAGATGCTGGACGACATGCTCAAATTTGTCGAGGCGTTTCAGGGTGCCGGCGGGGCTACGGGTGGCACGGCGATTGCGCAAGCGATCACCGATGGCATCTTGGCTGGCGTAAAGTTTTTTCTGCAAGGCGTGCAGAGCTTGGAAAAAGCGTTTTTTGATTTCCTAGTGGGAATAGACAATCTGCCTGGCATCAGCGTGAATCTTTCGGCACAGCAAAAGGAACTGGTCAACGCTAGAGCCGAAGCTCAAACGCCCGGCGTAAAACAAGCCAAGGATAGAGGCGTAGACGATCTTGGCAAAGCAGCGGCGTCAGACAAACGTGTAGCCGCCGCCGAAGCCGCAATGGCCAACACTGGCGTGCAAGTGGCTATCAACTTTATCGAAGAGTTCACCAAGGGAATTGAGGCAGCACGGTTGGTGCCCCCTTCTGGTGCTGGCCCCGGTGCACCGTTTCCCTTGAACTTCGCAGACAGCCCGCAAGGCAAGGCTGCTGCGAAGGCCGCTGCTGAGAGCGCAAAGGCTGCTGTTAAGGCATCGGAGGACGCAGCCAGCAGGGTGGCCGGGCTGCAACCCACTGGCGAGAAAGCCCGCATCACGTTCCTCAAAGACATCGCAGCGGTAAACGTGACCATTGCCGATGCAGAAACCAACGCAGCTGCCGCACGCAAGGCTGGCGACGCTGATGCCATCAAGGCCGCAGAGGATCGCCTGGCACTGACTTATGAGCAAGCTGGCCTTGCGGTGGAGATCGCCAATACCAACCGCAAAGAAAAAGAACTTGCAGCCGTCAAGACACGCAACGACCTGACCAAGCAGGCCGACGAAATCAAAGCCGGGTTGCAGTTTGATTTGGCCAAGCCCAGCCGCGCCGCCCTTGTCGCCAACGACGTGCGCACCTCTGCCGGTGCATCGCAGGTGGCATCGTTTCGCCGCATGGAAGATGACCCTGCACTAGACGAAGCTAAGGCAGCGACGAAGAAACTTGAAGAGATCAAGCAGAAACTAGACGCTTTGAACCGCGAACCTGTGGACATGTTATGACCGCATTTCTGCAACGCGAAATCTTGCCACGCACCGTGACGCACAAATTTGGGGAATCCCCAACTGCTGAGCGTCGCTTTGTCGTCAGCACCGATGGCGAGACGCCGCAGCAAGAAGTGCTAAGCAGCGTTGGCATCTATCACCTCTCGCCACACCCAGAGTGGCCTTTCTTGGTAATGCTATCCGTGACAGCAACGGAGACAGATCCATATCATTCAGAGATCACTTATTCCTACGGCATGACCGCACAGGAAAACGAAGACCCCAACCCTCTCGCAAGGCCCGACGTGTGGAATTTTAGTGCTGGTGGCTCAAGCGTGCCGGCAGCAGACTACTTTCAGGGTGCTGGCAACGCAACTTTAAAGCCACTGGTCAACGCCGCTGGTGACACGTTTGATGGCGTCACCAAGACAGAGGCAGAGCTGACAGCGACCATTTCCGGCAACCGAGCAAACTTTGATGTGGGCTTAGCGGCACTGGTCACAAACTGCATTAACGATGGGGATTACCTGGGAGGTGCACAGTACACATGGCTATGCACTGGCATCAGCGGCGTGCAGGCCACAGAGATGGTGAACGATGCCGAGTTGCGCTACTGGCAGGTGGGCGTCACGTTGATCTACCGACAGAGCACGCATTTGCTGAAGTTGGCCGACATTGGCTTGAATTTCCTTGACGCTGGAACAAAGAAACGCTGCTTTGTGGTAGACGCTGAGGGCACGCAGGTGGCTTCGGGCAACCCAATGCCACTAGATGCGGCGGGTGCCATGCAGGCACCGAGCGTGGATGTCAGAATCATCGAACGGCGCATGCACCCAGAGATCAATTTCCAAACGTACTTCGGCGTGCCACCTTTTTAGGAGCTTCCAATGGCAGACATCAACTA